GGCACCGACACCTTTGACGCCGGAACCATCAACATCCTTTACGAGGGCTGACCCATGCACCGCATCGAAGTCAACGTTGAAACCGGCGAACAGCGCGAGATTGAGCTGACCGCCGAAGAAATCGCGGAACTGCAATCCCGCCCGCAACCTGAACCCGAACCTGAGCTGACCGCTGCCGAAAAGCTGGCACGCGCTGGCCTGACGGTTGAAGATCTCCGCGCACTGCTCGCAATCTGATGGCCGTCCGCAGCAAGCAGGGCACCGCCCGCGTTGAGCACAGCTCCTGACGCAGCGTAGTAGCCATTTCTAATGGTCCCAGTTTTGGGTCCCAGTTCTGGGATCCCGTTTTTGTGTCCCAGTTCTGGGATCCCACTAATGGGGTCCTGGTTCTGGGATTTTTTATATTAGGTAAAAGCTATGCTTACCATTTTTGGACTTAAAGTCTCCTACGAGACGCTTCTTTTCTTCAGCCTTTTTCTCGGCTCTGAAGCCGTTGGCCTGAGCAAACTAAAGGACAATAGCCTTGTGCAGGTCTTCCGTTCGGCTGTGAACGCTCTGAAGCCCTTCCGCACAGAAGACGATCGGATTCAAAAAATCAAAGATTCAATTAAAGGTTAAATATCATGGTGCTGCTTCCGGTGAAGCAGTATTACCCTCAAACCGATAGTGCAACCAGGCATGGAGATCGGATGTGCTTTAGCTCCACGTGCGCTATGGCTATCAAGTATCTCCGCCCAACAGCGTTATCGGGTAGTAATGCTGATGATGTTTACTTAAGAACCGTTCTTAAATACGGAGACACAACCCAATACACAGCTCACATCAAAGCGTGTCGGGATTACAAAATTAAAGCCACCTACTACCAAACAGGTACACACCAAACCCTTCTTTCCGAACTTGAAAAGGAGTATCCAGTAGCGACTGGCATCCTTCATCATGGTCCATCATCCAAGCCAAGCGGTGGTGGTCACTGGATGTTGCTAATTGGAGCTACTGATACACACGGCATCTTTCATGATCCCTATGGGGAGATGAATAACGTAAGTGGTGGTTACGTCACTATTGGCAAAGGTGGCCAAGAGGTTAAGTACTCCTGGTTCAACTGGCTGAGGAGATGGGAAGTCGATGGCAAGGGAACTGGATGGTATATGACCTTTAGACCTTTACCAGAGAAATGATTGAAGCTGCTGTATCAGCTGCTATTGCGGCCTTTACAGCCATCGTAGCTCTTCACACACGTACCAATACAAAAATGCTGGAGATTGACAAACGAATTGATCAAGTCGAACTACGCATTGCTGAGAAATACGTTCAACGTGAAGAACTCTCGTCGGCACTAGCAAAGATGGAGGATCACATGATCCGCATTGAAAACAAATTAGACCAGATTGTACTTAGAAATGGCTAACAAAAAAGCCACAGAGGATCAGTTCAATGAACTGCATAACCTTGTCACCAAAGAGTTCCTAAATCGGATTAAATCCGGTGAAGCCTCAACTGCTGACCTGAAAGCAGCCTGTGATTGGCTGGCTAAAAACGATATCTCTGGCGTGGCTTACGAGGGCAATCCTTTGGACAAATTAGCCACGGTAATGCCCAAGGTCGATCCCGAGTTGGTTCAACGGAGGCTGTATGGCAGGTCGTACAAGTAAGTACTACAAAGACAACCCAGAGGCTGCTGCCAAACACCGCAGCTACATGCGGAAATACAACCAGCAGCCAGAGAAAATTAAATACCGTTCCGAACTTAATAAAGAGCGTCGTAAGCGTGGCATCTATGGCCAGGGAGGAGGTGATCTCTCTCACCAACGCAATGGCTCTCTAAAGATTGAAACAGCACGAAGAAACAGAGCCCGCAATGGGCATGGGAATAACAAACGTCTGGCATGACTCCCCTGTTACCAAGTCCTGAACACTACATCTACAACCTAATAACAATGACAAGTCCAGAGGCAAAGCGTCTTTGGAGACGTGCCATTAAGGAGCATTTTAATTGTCAATGTGTCTATTGTGGAAAATCCTATGAACTACACGAACTTACGCTTGATCACGTCCGTCCTCGCTTTAACGGGGGAGAAACGTCGACAAGAAACTTAGTTCCTGCCTGTAGGAAATGTAATCACGACAAGGGAACAAATCACTGGCTCACTTGGATGAGGCAAAGATTTGGCATTACAACAAGGGAAACACAAATACTCTCACATATAACTTAAGTATGGCAAAACTAACATCGTCGTCTGACCGTGCAAAGCGGCAGTCGAGATCTCGTGCTGTTGTGCGTTCTAGTGATCGAAGGGCGACTCGGCAAAAGGCTTCCACAGCAACAGTCAGCACCTCTGAGCAGCGGCAACGGACAGGTAGCGCAAAAGTTACCCAAAGCAAGCCTCAACGTGGAACTGGGGCCGCTACAAAGCTTCCCAATCAAACGAATCCTTCACAATTACAGATGAAGGCAAAGGCGCTTGACATTCTTCGTGATCAAGGTGGGGCACAAGGGTCCCGCTCGGCTCGCCAAACCCGAGAAGCAGCTCAAGCAAAAACCGCTCCAAGGAACCCTGGTGGGGCTCTTGTCAAACGGCCAACCAGTCAACCGCAACGCACGGGTGGTCCGGTTGAACAAGTAAAGGTTCGGGACCTAGGTAATACCCCTCAACGCTCAATTGGTCCTAGCTCTGAACAAAAAGGTCCGACTAGTCGTAGTGGATCACCGTCTCGGCCAGCTCTTCCTTCCTTTGAGCCCAAACGGCCCGGATCAACAAGTGCTCCTCCAACTCGTAGAGAGCTGGCAGAAGCCAAACTGCGTCAAGCGGCTCAAGGATCTAAACCCAGTGGTGTACGAACCAATATTCCAGTTCGTGAAGCAACTGCTGCGGCAACACGTAGTGGCAAACTAGTTAGGGGCGCTCGTAATCTCGCCATTCGCGGTACTGGGCCTCTTGTGGCTGCAACTACTGCTATCGGTACTTATGCCGATGCTCGAAAGCGTGGTGAATCGCAAGGACGATCAGCAGCTCAAGGTCTATCAGGCGCTGCAGGTTTTGCTGCTGGTGCCAAAGCTGGTGCCATGGTTCCTGGTCCGCCCCTGGTTAAAGGAGCAGGAGCCTTGATTGGTGGAGCCCTTGGCTCGACCGGTGCTCTCAAAGCAATGCAAGGCATTCAGGAAGCTGGTAAAAAAGCATCTGGTGAAAAAGCACCACGTCCTGCAAAACCCGAACGTCAAGGCCCAACCGTTCCTCGTCGAATTTTGGCGGCTGGTGGAGGCAAGACAAATCCTCCAAAACCTGAGGCTTCAAAAGCAGCTCCTCGCCCTGCTGAGACCCGCTACAGCGGTCCTCCCCGCACGGCTAGCCAACAACCCACGGCGGTAGTCAAAGCCCCTACAGCAGCCAAGAAACCCCCCGCCAAACAACCCGACAAACCCTCAATGAGTGGTGTGGGTCCAGTTAAAGACGGTGAGCTCTACGCTGACAAACTCAAGATCAGCAAAATAGGTGATGGTCCTGATATGGAACGTCGCCGTGCCTTCCTTGATGCCAAAGATTCAATGGCTGGCATGAAGGCTGTTCGTGATCTTCTTGAGAAGCGTAAGAAACGGATGGCCCAAGGTTAATCCATAAAACACTCTGAGAGGCCCCTAGAAGCCCCTAGAAGGCCTCTCTTTATCCACTTAGGTACAATCTACCTGTGACCACCCCAATTATCGTTACAGGGCCACAGAGAAGCGGCACAACACTTGCAGCTCAAATCCTTTCTCACGACTTCGGATACACCTACGTGGATGAATCCGATTACAACTCTAAAACCTTACCACGTAATGCAGTTGTACAAGCCCCATTTCTATTGAAGTGTGTTCTTGAACTGAGTTACCTGCTACCAACAGCGTCGTTTGTCTTTATGTATCGAGACAAACAGGAAATCGTTAAAAGCATGAAGCGTATTCAGTGGTACAAAGACTTAATTCAAGATCCTTTGTTCTACACCAACTACGTGAACCACTGCTACGACTACATATCCCTTCTGGAATCCACGCTACCTTCAACACGTTGGAAACGGTTGAACTACTCCGACCTTACCTACCACCCACTTTTTGTAAAAGACAGAAAGAACTTTACCGTTAGACAATGGCAAACTAATAGGCCGGTGGGAGATAATACTTGGCGCAATCATGAATCAGCTAGAACTTATCAAGTCAGACTTTAAGATCTTTCTTCAGGCTCTGTGGAATCAACTCGATCTTCCCTCCCCAACTCGTGCTCAATACGCTATTGCTGACTACCTCCAACACGGTCCTAAACGTTTACAAATCCAGGCTTTCCGTGGAGTTGGTAAATCTTGGATTACCGGTGCTTTTGTCCTTTGGACTCTGTTCAATGATCCCGAAAAGAAAATCATGATCATCTCTGCCTCCAAAGAGCGGGCAGACAACATGAGTATCTTTCT